CCGACGGCTTAAACGGATCCGAAGTCAACTTCGAAGTGTCGATCCTCAGCAGCCTCCGGGTCCGCTTGCCATACTGATGGCTAGCGAGAACCTTAATGAGGCCGTCACCACTGGTGTACTCACTTTCGTCATCCCCCACGCTTACGCGCGGGAGAGGCGTAGTGGTACCCCCAATCGTGATTGACAGAGGGTCGGTGAACGACATGAGCATCACTCCTAGGGATCTGATAAGACCCCATATGGCGTTGTAACGCAGATTGATCATCTGCTACTTGCTCTTGGAAAGTCCAAGAGCAGCAACAATGGCAGCCTGGATGGCACTAAAGCCATTCCAGGTGATGCCGAACCCATATGGCGTTGCCACTCGCCTTACCTTTGCTTCAGAAACAAGGGTAATAGCAGGTGGACGTACGTCTGCTCGTTGATAACGAGTAGCACCTACGTAAGTATAGGTACGTTCAACGATGGAATGTTCCATCATGTACCCATACAACAACACCTGACCGTTGATGGCCCAATTGGACCAGTTTTCCAACACTTCACTAGTGTTGGTAAACCAATCAACGGCCCAGCTCCACGGCGAAAGCGACCAGATGGTATCTGGTGTCAGTGTTAGCCCAAGCAATTTTCTCGCTTGGATGACCTGATATGCCAACCCCTCCCGATCTTTCGGAAGGAAGTAGGTAAACATGCCACGAAACCACTGACGCTTCGTAGTGTGATCGCTACGAATCACTTTGCCGTCTAGCGGAGCATTCAGATCCGCAAACCGACTTGTGGAAATACCGGTCCAAGGACCGATAGTTCCTAGGTCGGCATAGGAATCGGACTCCACTACGGGAAAATCATAACTCCGACGAACACCACGTCCTGAATCACGTTCGTACTGTGCCCAAATGGCATCAGCACGAATGATGGAATTCGAAACTGAATTCACATCATTCAGGAATGGCATCCAACCGAATTGGTGATTGAGAAACTCACTACCGAGCGCCTTTCGGCGTTCCCGGTTAGTTTTGCTTCTCAAAAACAGGAGACCGCCTAGTTTGGGAATTCCCTCTCTAAGCGTCTCCCCCAAGAAG